ACATGTTCTAACTTTTCTACCTTAGACATTATAGGCAATCTTAATACGCTTCTTGTCAATTGCCTTTGAAGAGTTTCTATACTCTTCAATTCCTTCTTTACTATCTCTGAATCAAAGAAAGACATATACCCTCTACACTATATTTCTTAAAACTTTTTTGTAATCTTCTACATTAATATTTAGGAATGGAGAATATTTTTGTATCTTTAGTGACATTAATTCCCATACAGGGTCTAAAAGTTTTTTGTCAAAGATGTTCCTGAACAGGAAAATTTTATCCCAAATGACTAGTGTTTCTATACTAATTTTCCCGCTCAGGAACATTTTAAGAACAGGAGGATGTTGCTTTGAACAATCAAATAACTGTTCTAGGTTGTTTGAAGACAACATTTGTTCTGATTCTTGGGTAAACAAGTACTTCAAACTTTGTTGTTTCTTCTGCCATTCTTTGTAGCAGGTATCTCCTTCTCTTATGACATTACCAATCCATACACTTGATGAATCATCTGCTTCTACCAAGTTGGCAACAAAGAACTCTTTAATTTCATTATCATCTTTTTGCCTACTGATTCTTTCAAACCAATACTTATCTTTACGTTTTTCAAATGATGCTACTGATGCCCTTGACTTACCTGCATATTTAAAATAATCATAATTTGATTTACTAAAATGATTCTTCAATGCAAGGTAAGTTTTATAGGCATCAAATGGTGTCATATCAAAAGTTTAGCTCTGGATGTTCTTTTTAAAAAATTTAAATTAATAGCATCACACTTAAGTTTTTCCTTTAGTGGTTTGCTAATCAGTTTGCTAACTGAATCTACTTCATATCCATTCTCTTCACAGTAATGCACTATAGCATCAATGTAGTTCATATCCTCATTATTCTTTACTAAATCTTCAATTAGTTGAGAAAATTTTGCTTGGCATAAAAACTTTGATTCTAATGCATTCTTTAATTTAGTTTCCATATTCTTTTAATTTATGTTGGATGAAATCTTTAATGTATCCATTAAGTAACCTAATATACTTCATTTTATCATACTCTTCATAGACAACGCAATCCCCATCTTCACAAGCCATAAGAATGACAAGTTTTTTAACAGGAATTCCAGTTAACTCATAGAACATACAAGCATATGCTACTGCCTGAACAAAGTAATGTTCAATCCATTCTCTGGGTTTTGCTTTCTTTGATGTCTTAAAGTCAATAATAGAAAGTTCTCCATTATATTCTGCAATACAATCCACAGTACCTGCAATACCAAGAACTTTACTATAGAGAGCACCTTCTAATGAATAGATATTATTTATCTTATTTAATTCTGGTTTAGCAATCTTAAATAAGGTTTCTGAAAGAGGTTGGACCTTAGGAAGTTCTGGAACATTAAGAAGATAGTTTTCAGTTAAGGTATGCATATCAGTCCCACGACTGGTTGCTTGTTTATTAACTTTGTTTGCTTCTGCTTCTCCTACTTTTTTTCGCCACTTCTCAAAGATGTGTCTATTATGAAAACTTGTAACTGATGTAATAGAAACCAACCTGGAAAGGTTACCCTCCCCAGGCACTTTGTAATACCTTACACCATCAATCTGTTCCCTTTCAAGTTTGGGAAGAGAAATATCAATATGATTGAACATTAAAAACCAGCTGCTATTTTATTAACAATATAAGATTTGACTAATCCAGACCTAACAATATCTTCAATACCAAATTCAATAGATTCAAATTCAGGCATTCTTTGAATGATTTTCATAAAGTTTAGAATACCATCTCTTTCATTATTTTTGGTAAGATCGGATTGAGTAGCATCTCCACAGAACATAATCTTAGAGTTTTCCCCAACCCTTGTAATTATACTATCAAGTTCATGAAAATTCAAGTTTTGGCATTCATCAACAATGATAATAGAATTATCTAATGTAGTGCCTCTGAGGAAAGATGTACTCCAGAACTTGATACTTTCTTGTGCCTTAAGGTTTCCATAAAGCATTTCAAAGTCAGCATCAGAGTTAAGTTCAAACATATACCTTACCATATTCTTATAAGGAATCTGATAAAGACTTGACTTATCTTCATGGTCTCCAGGAAGGAACCCAATTTCCCTTGTTGCTACAAGTGACCTAACAATAACTACTTTATCATAAGGAGTCAATTCATCCAAAACATCTTTGAGTGCTAAGTATAAAGCACAGAATGTCTTACCAGTACCAGCACATCCATAAACAAATAGATGTTTATCTAAATCATAAGAATCAAATAAAATTGTTTGATTCTTAGTTAATGGTTGAATATCAACTAAACCATCAGCATTAATTGGTTTTCTTTTTTTCCTATTTTTATTGTTAGTAGTGCCAATATCAATGGGATTATCTTCTGTGTTCCTTCTTCTGTTTCTTGGCATGGTTTTAGGTTAGATTTTTTTTACACGTGATCCTGGTGCTTTTGATGCCTTTCCAAGAACGTCATTCCATCCTGGATTTCTAGCAATTAGTTTATCTTTCCACTCACCAACTTCTCCTGGACTTGCTGATCCTTGAGACCAATCTCTTTTCCATTCTGGATTGTTAGTATACCATTCAGTAATATCATGAACACTCATTTCAATTACTTTAGTCTCTCCTGTTTCTTTGTGTATAATCGGATAAATTGCCATAAGATATATCAAATATAAAAATATTTATTCAATAGTAATAGAAGGAGCATCTTGACACTCTGGACAATCTTCACGAGTCCATTCAAGAGCAGCAGATACAGAGGGAAACTGACAAGTAAAGATGCAACGAACTGCTTCTGCAATATCCATATGTTCTTTTTGTGTTCCATGTGCTGAACGAAGATTAATATAATGTATCCAAGAACGCACAGATCCTGTCATATACAATCTTGTAGGTGTTGCTAAGGGCAGTACAAACCTAGCACACTCCTTTGCCACTTCTGCATCTAGGAGTTCATTGTAGAGGTCCTGAGCAGCAGTAAAGTGGTCTAGTATCTTGGAGTAGAGTTCAATCTTAAGGTCTGCTGGAAGGTCATCCGTGGAGTTCTGACGGTTCTTTTTGTCCTGCCTACGAAGTTCTGGAAGAGGAATGGAAGAAGTCAGAAGATTTGTATCTGCATACCTCTGAGAAAATTCTTGGAATGTAAAGCTCCTGTGCCTCAAAATCTGTGCTGCAATACCACGTGTAGTATTAATCTCAACAGTCATTGATGCCTGTTCAAAGATGCTCCAATGTTGATGTTTAATACAATACTTAAGTAATCCAGAGAAGTTATCATTCTCTTGATTACTTGGATTGCTTACACGAGCACAGTAAGACATGTGCTTTTCTGCATCAGGTGTTACTGAAATAAGTTTAACTTCTGGGTTCATTTTTTCCAAATCCTTTATAGTCTCTGTGTTCAATTTTTTTAATTTCACTTTCAATTACTTGAAGTTGATGTTTCATATAATCCATCTCTGCTAGAGTATACAATTCAGATTGTTTTTCTGTTACTTCTCTAAGAGTCTTTAACATTTTCTTAAGTTTCATCCACCAAATACCTCATCATAATCTCCAATATATGGACCAATAGTAACATCTTCTTTTGCTGTAACTTCATCAGGAAGACTTTCAAGTTCTTGTTTTAAAGAATGAACTAAAAGGTCTATATTTCTAACAATCATTCTAACTTTTTCTCTATCCATTATCTTTCAATATAACTCATAGTATGAGTTTCTGCTTTGAGTTGCTGGATAATTATATCACATCCTATCTTAGGATTGCAATCCCCACAAGTGTAAACATCCACAGCAGCCTTTTCTTCTTCAGGCCACGTGTGGATGCTTATATGACTTTCCGAAAGTAAACAAAGGACAGTAACACCCTGTGGTTCAAACTTTTTATAAATGGTTTGACAAACTGTGGCACCTGATGCTACTGCTGCATTTTCCAATAAGTCCATAAGAAAATGCTCATTGTCCAAAAGAACTTCTGAGCATTCATAAAGATTTAATAGGTAATGCTTCCCCATCATTTCTTTACCTTCTTAGCAGTATATCCATACATTTTTGGATTAACTTTACCTTCAGTCCAATTCATGGAAAGAAGATTTCTATATTGATCATAATAATGATCAAAGATAGCAACTTTAGTTCCTTGCACAATATCATACATTACTCTATCTTTAGAGTTGTATGATACAATGTAAGAATTTAATGGAAGAGATTTATCCTTTGATGCAGATTTTTCACAATCTTTATGGATAATATTAATTCTTTCTCCCATTAATCAGTCCCAAACTATGTCAGGAAATGCCTCCTGAACTACAACTTTAGTAATTTTAAATCTTTTATGAAGTTGTTTATCCTTAATAAGGCAAAGAATTTCTGCTTCAGAATGATGAAGAGATTCCAACATTTGAATATACATCACTTCTCTTTTTACTTGAGTAATATCACTCACACCTTTTACAAAGTGATTAAACTTTCTCCATTCATGAATCAATCTAGTGTGCTCTGTCCCAGCAGGAGCATCATTAGGGGTATAAGGTACATCCCCTTCAGGAAATACTGATTCTACTTTGGAATTAAAATTCCAAATAAGAACAGACCTTAAAGCAGGACTATCATAATGTCTTAAAATTTCAATCTTTTCGTCTCTAGTTTTAGCATTAGAAACTCTTTGAATAATTTCAGACACCAATTGGTCTGGTGGTAATTTCATAACTCAATCTCCATTAGTTAATCTTCTAAATCTTCTTCCTCTTCCATATGTTCAGTATTTTCAAATCTGAATGCTATAAGTTCATCAGAAACTACATTACCATTTTCATCAAACATTTCTGGATGATATGTGTAGGGTTCTCTTTGAGAAAGATGCTGCTTGAGCGTCCATCCAACCAGACCACCAACAACTAATGATAAGAAAACAAACAACACTGAAAAAACAAGAGCTATTGCAATCATTTTAATTCTCCTAAACTACTTTGGTTTTCCTATATTCAAGGAAAAATTAAAGTAGATGGTTATTTTTCTATTTAAGAAAGAAACCACCCGTTCAAAACATATTGAAAATGTTTTTTTGCTTGGAGTTTTCCCCCTCAAAATTAATTCAACTCCCCTGTTAACAGGGGTCTTGTTATTATTTATAGAAGTAGTCAAAGCAAAGAATTTTCTTGCAAGTATTTTACTGTATCAGAACATCCTCCAAGGTGTTGTTGATTCATAATTACTTGAGGAAATGTTGATCCTTGTCCAAACTCTGCATAGAACTCTTCTCTGGTAAAATCAGTATCAAGTTCATAACAAACAATTGGAGAACCCTTTGAAATACTTAGTGCATTAAGGATTGTTTTAATTTTATCGCAATAGGGGCATCCCCCTTTACTGTAAACTGTAAAATTCATAATTGTCAAATTTTTACTGGATGTGGACGTTTTTCATTTGATTTGATGGCACATAACCAAGCATTAACAACTGCTATATTATCTTCCCACCAATTAGTTTCCATTCTAAATTCTTGAAATCTAATTGAATTGTTCCTAATAAACTGTGCTTTTTCTGCTCTAGTATAATACCAGAAACTATTTTGATTCCAATAACTTACATGAGTTGGGTCTTGCCATGCTCCCCTACCATCAGTAGAAGGAACTTCAATAAATGCCCAACCCCCATCACAAAGAACTCTATGGATTTCACTCATAGATTTGATTGGATCCTTTAAATGTTCAAGAACATGGCTGGCATTAATAACACCAACACTATTGTCAGGTAATGGAATACCTTCATTCAAATCACAGGTGATGTCTCCACCCTCTTGATCAATTGTAACATATCCTGGTCTTGGAAACAACCCACCACCAATATCAACTTTCATCAAACCTTTAAGATCTGCATCTCTTTCAGCAAGTGCTTGTCCATATTGATGGAACAATTCAAATGTTTTAATCTGAATGTCATCAATTCTTTGAGTCTGAGTATTATCATTACCAGGAAGCCACCTATAATAATAAAGAACTTTTTGAATAAAACTGAACTTAGTATGTAGATATGTTCTAATTACCAACTCATGGTCATCACAAATATTTAATTCTGGATTATGTCCACCAAGTTCTTCATAGACACTTCTTCTCCATGCTCTTACATGGTCTGGGGCATACCAAATGATACCAATACTATGGCTTGTAGGAGGGAAAGCATCAATCTTGATAAATTCTTCATCTCTAAAATTCATCCATTTATAAGTCCACCCATTTTCAGAATTCCAAGGAATTTTATATTCATCACCTCTCATATCATAAAGAAGATCTTCACTATAAGCAAACCCTACTTCTTCATCTTGAAATGCAGTATTTAATTCCTCCAAACAATCTTCAGAAAGTAAATCATCATGATCTGCCTCTACAAGAATATCTCCTTGTCCTAAAGAAAATGCTTTATTTTTAATAAATCCAACATTAGGATTTGTAATACCAGTATAAAATTTTACTTGAGGATGGTCTTTTAATTCTTGAGGAAGATGTCCTGGTTTACAATCTCCATTCAAATAGATAATCCATTCCCAATTATTATAAGTTTGACTTTTAATTGTATCAAACAATTCCATAAGAAAAGGTATATTATCTTTCTTATGCTCTGGAGTAATAATACTAAATTTGTAATTAATCATATCAATCAAAAAAGAACATGTGAAATAATCTAGAATCTTCTACCGTTTGTCCAAAATATTCTGATGCTGCATGAATACATTTACCATTAAAAATAACCAATCTATTAAAAACATTACCAATTACATCTACTAATTCAAATTTAGTTTTATCATAGTATCCTCCATCAAATGCTGTTTCATATCCAGGATCAGATGTATGTCTAACTTTTGTTTCTTTATGGGCATACATTGAAGTCCCACATTGAAATGGAGCATCTGGTGTTAAGTATACCATACCAGCCCATTCTTGAAGGTCAGTATGATAAACAAGAGCATCTTCTGGATTACAAGATTGAAAAACTCCACACATATCATACTGTTCCCAAATATTAATTGGTTGTCCTATGATATTTTCAAATGATTTTTTAGTTCCAGGAACATAAAATTGTTCATGAGTTCTTCTGCCCTTATAATATCTAAGGTCATCATGGAATTCTTGTTGTATAGCAAACTCTCTAACTGCATGTGGATCAGAATAAAAATTATCTACTACAAAAATTCTTTTATTGTATTGTAAATTAATAGTACTTTGTGTTAAAAAATTCATTCAAATAAACTCATTATACTATGTTAATTTTTCTAATGCAAGCTGATGTAAGTATTGAACATATTGTCCAGTATCATAATAGGCACCAGTATGAATAAGGAATTGTAAAGATGGATAAGGATTTTTTCTACTTGGTTGATTTAACATACTAGTATAAATGAACATAGTTTCATAATCTTCAAGATTATAATAGCATTCAGATAACCCACATAAGTGTTCATTTCTATCTGAACATAATGATTTACATTTTGAATATGCTTCAATTGCTTTATCATATTCTTGACAAAACTTATAAGCATTACCAACAAGGTATTGAGCATAGTATGTCATTTCATTTGCAGAATTCATACAATCTACATACTGCTGACAGTAAAAAATACATCTACGAGCATATTCTTTTTGATGTTCATATCCCAAAGGAAAAACATCTTCACCATAACAATCACTATAACTTTTTCCAATATAGAAAAAATGATATAAATCAGTTAAAAGAGTACCACCAGTAACATGTTGATTTTCCAATTCCATTGCATCAGTTAAAAACTTTGTAGGATTAACCCATGTCTTTCCATCATTAATAATATAATGTTTAAATTTAGGAGACAAAGTAACCCTTTGAAATTCTTCTTCTGTTGGACCACATCCAGGAAGAATGATACATTCATGCCTTTTATCATGCTTAAATCTCCAAGGATAATTTGCATTCCAAATTCTATTTCTTCCCCAAATAGCACCATCAGTTTTTGCAGTTACATCCCAACTTTGGATTGATGTATTATCAAGTACACTCCAATCAAAATCATCATCCACTTGAATTTGTTCATCAGCATCAACTCTAAGAAGCCAATCACATCCATGATCATGCTTAAAACATTCTTGAACTAAATCATCACTATTCCAACCTGGATAATGCCATTCAGTAGTATAACAATACCCAGGAATATTTTTTTCATTAAAGAAATTTTCAATAATCTCTTGAGTATTATCAGTTCCATTACACTGAATAATCCAATAATCAATATATTGATAACAAGAATTTAACATTCTTTCTATCACATGGGATTCATTACCCACCATTACATTTAAACAAATTTTACAGTTTTTCATAAAATTTCAAGGTCCATAGTTGGGGTAAGAATAGAATCAGCAAAACCCATTCTTTTTAATTTGTTTGCAGTCCTTGCTATTGTTTGATCAATAGTCAAATACTTATATGTTGCTGTTCTACCAGCAAAAATAGTATTTTTTTCTGCTTCCATTAAAGGTTTATATTGTTCAAATTGTTGCAAATGTTTACCAAAAATCATAGGATAATATGGATTATTAATTCCTTCAACATATTCAACTGGATATTCTCTAGTTACTATTGTTGTTTCTACTTCTTGATTATACCAATAAGAATGATCAATTGCCCTATTCCATTTGTTCTTAGAATTGCATTCATTTAATTGAATATAAGGTGTTTTGGGACAATACACATGTTCAAAGTGAAGAGATCTATATGATAGATTTCCATATTGATAATCAAAGTATCTATCAACCTTTCCAGTATACACAAACAGATCACATTTATCTTTAAGATTTCTCCATTCATCCTCAGGAACATTAGTATGAACAGGAATATCATCAAAGATATTCTTAAACATATCTACAAAACCATTTTTAGGAAGACCTTGAAATTTTTGTTGAGTAAAAGATCCTTCAGTTCCATTTCTCCTAACAGGAACTCTATTTAAAATACTCATAGGAAGTTCTTCCATTTTAACTCCCCACATTTTTTCAGAGTAATCTCTAAAAACTAATTCTTTAATTTCATTATCAGATAATCTTCTTCCAATAATTTTATCAGAATTATCATTATAAGGAATTGGAATTCTACCAAGATTTGTATTAGCCCATACTTGAACTGAAAAATCATTAAAGGTAGCAAATTGATTTAACCATTTCCACACTCTTTCACTGTCAGTATGAATAGCATGAGGTCCATGAGCATGAACTACACATCCTGTTTTTTCATCAATATAATCAAAACAATTACCAGAAATATATTCTCTAGTTTCAAATACCTCTACATTAAATCCATTATCTTTTAAAATTCTTGCTGAAGTTGCTCCAGCAGTTCCTGCTCCAATTACATATGCTGTTTTCATTATCAATACCTAGTATTAAAAAAGAACGTTTGAAATAATCTACCTGTTTGCATATCATTTCCAAAATAATCTATAGAAGCATGAAACAATTTACCAGGATATAAAATTAATCTATTGTAGATATTTCCTATTTTATCAACTACATCCCATTTAGTATAATCATGCCCATGTTCACCATGATCTATATTGTCTATGGATTGCCTGTCCCCACTTTCTTTGTGCCTATAAAGAGCAGTACCTCCACTTAAAGGAGCATCAGGAGTTAGATAACATACCCCTGCCCACATATTATTATAATCAGAATGAATCCAAGTACGATCCATAGCAGTACAAATTTGAAATGAACCAGTATATCCATCTCCATTTTCATCAAGTAACCAATCAGTTACTCCACCAGCAGCATGAGATACTAAAGAATTAATTACTTCTTTGTGACTATCATTAAGAAAAGATTTAGTTCTCATTCCTGGATAATTTCCACGTACAGAAAACTCTTGTGATAAAGCAAAATTTCTTACATCATCTGGGTTATAATAAAAATCATCAGCAACAATTAAATTAACTTTCATTCCAATAATTACCAGTTCTAGAACAATATTTTATATTAGGATCAATAGATTTAAATCCTTCCCATCCAGGCTCATTTTCTGCAACTCTTTTACCATGAAAATAGTCACCAATATGATTTACCATCATACCACCATCAGAAGTTTTTAACAATCCTGCCCCAATATTATATTTGTTTTGTAAGTAATGCGCTATAACTGATTCAGAAGGATTGAATCCACTTTCTTCTAAAATTGGTTCCTTAGCAATCCATGCTGGATACAAGGACATCAGCATCCAAAAATATGGTGTTGCTTTTTCATATCTATAATTTTTAAATATTACATCATCTTCTCTTGGACCAACTTCTTCTGTCTCATGACCATACCAATTGTTTCTTTTTAATTGAATTTGAGAAAGAGTATTGTCTTGTTGAAGAAGTTCAATCATATCCATAACTTTTAATGGATACATTAACTCAACATCATCCTCATGATGAAGAATATAATCATAGTCCCTTTCTTTAATTATATCAAAAAGTTCTTGCCAAGTTTTTGTAATACCTTTATTTTCTTCATGAAATATAATTTCATTATATCCATTAGCAATCACAAACTCTGCTAATGAATCATTATCCCTGCCAATTGGATAATCATCTATAAAAAGATGGTGAACATCTAACCCAGTATAATCAAACTTTTTTTGTGCTTCAAATGTTTTTTTCAAAAACTCTACTCTATTGGTAGAAAAAACTACATGAAGTAATTTCATTTTTTAGATTTTGATTCTGTTGTCTTATTATAGTCCTTTTTTATAGGTCTGTAAAGTTGAGTCCAAGTATCTTGGATAATTTCTAAAAGTTTATATGGAGTTTCTGAAGATATCATTTAAGGTACATAATTTTTTCTAGGAGGATATCTATACAAATTAGATGGTTTTTCAGGTTTCATCCAGTTATTAATTTTATCATAGTTTTCTTCTGTAAAGAAACACTGATTATAATACCATTCTTCCCAAGGAGTATGTCCCTTAGATTGATTACAAGAATGACAGCAAGCAACTACATTAGTCTTAATATCTAGACCACCCTTACACTGGGGAAGAATATGGTCTAGTGTTATGTCTTCTTTAGATTCACAATAAGCACATTGGAGATTCCATGCATCCTTTATATTCTGCCTCCATAATCGTTTTGCTTCACTTTTAGATGATGTGTGAAGATTAAACAGATAGTCCTTAGGCGAATGCAGAGGAACCATAAGTACCTGCGACTTATAAGTATTTATTTGCATAAAAAAACTACCCCATATAGGGGTAGTTCTACTCATTTTATGAGTGGTTATCAACCAATAGAAGGTGCAGTTAGAGCAACTTGAGTTGTCTCAGCAGCAGCAAGATCCAGTGGAAAATTGTGTGCGTTCCTTTCGTGCATTACCTCAAACCCAAGTCCAGCACGGTTCAGAATGTCTGCCCAAGTAGGGATGACATTGTTCTGACTATCAAGCAGGGACTGGTTAAAGTTGAAACCATTCAGGTTGAATGCCATGGTGCTAACACCAAGTGCAGCAAACCAAATGCCTACAACAGGCCAGGCAGCAAGGAAAAAGTGCAGTGAACGACTATTGTTGAATGAAGCATATTGGAAGATAAGTCTCCCAAAGTATCCATGAGCAGCAACAATGTTGTATGTCTCTTCTTCTTGACCAAACTTATAACCATAATTCTGACTTTCAGTTTCAGTAGTTTCACGAACCAGTGATGAGGTTACAAGTGAACCATGCATTGCAGAGAACAATGAACCACCAAAGACACCAGCAACACCCAACATATGGAAGGGGTGCATCAGAATGTTATGCTCAGCTTGGAAAACAAGCATATAGTTAAAAGTACCAGAAATGCCAAGAGGCATAGCATCAGAGAAAGAACCTTGACCAAAAGGATAGACCAGGAATACAGCAGATGCAGCAGCAACAGGTGCTGAGTAAGCAACCATAATCCAAGGACGCATACCTAAACGGTAAGAGAGTTCCCATTCACGACCCATATAGGAGTAGATGCCAATAAGGAAGTGAAATACAACAAGTTGGAAAGGTCCACCATTATACAACCATTCATCCAGAGAAGCAGCTTCCCAAATAGGATAGAAGTGAAGTCCAATAGCATTAGAAGAAGGAACAACAGCACCAGAGATGATGTTGTTACCATACATTAATGAACCAGAAACAGGTTCACGAATGCCATCAATGTCCACAGGAGGAGCACCAACAAAAGCAATGATGAAACAAATAGTTGCAGCAAGCAACGTTGGAATCATCAGAACACCAAACCAACCAACATAGAGACGGTTGTTTGTAGAAGTAACCCACTGGCAAAAAGATTCCCAGAGGTTAGTAGAATTGCGTGTAGCAATAGTAGCAGTCATTTGTAAAAGGGTAAGTATGAATTCAGGGGGAACTGAAAAAGTACAGTATATCCTACACCACCCTCCAGTGCAGGTATGAGAGATGCTTTACTTCTGATGATCTCGGTTACAGAAGATTAAGAAATGTCTTGATTCCTTAACATCTATTTATTGTAGCACAGAACACAAATGGTGTCAAGCATAAAAAAGAGACCCCTTTCGGAGTCCCTTTGAAAGTTTTAGTTAGTAATCAAACAGGAGTTGCTGTCAATACTCCAGTAGTACCAACTCCAACTGACCATAGTGCTCCAGTGGAATCTTTCATAACAATTTGTGTATTATTGGATTCAAAGACAAGATTAGTTTTAATATAAACAGATCTAGCAGAATCACCTCTCAACCAATAATCACCATCAGAACCAATCTTAAGTTGAGTAGATGCACCAGTATCATTAAGATTTATATTATATCCAATAACAACATTATTATTACCACCAGTTTGGTCATCTCCAGCATAACCACCAATAAAGACATTACCACCACCACCAGTTTGGGAATCTCCAGCATAACCACCAATAAAAACATTACTACCACCAGTTGCTTGTCTGCCAGCATCTCTACCTAAGTAGATGTTATGATCTGATTCAACATTTTGGTTTCCAGCATATTTGCCCATAAAGATGTTGTTATCGCCATAGGCATTTCTAAATCCAGCAAGATAACCTAAGTAAATGTTGTCATCTGCACCATCATGATTGCTTCCACCACCTTCACCAATACAAATGTTTCTATCGTCTCCTCCGGTATTAGAGAATGAAATACCATTTACATTTAATTCTCTGGTAATGGTTGTATCTGCAGAGATTACACCACGAACTCTAATTTCATAAGGTGAGCGACTAAATGTTCTAAATCCTAGTTCATGTCCATCGTCAGGATAAGGAGTTGAATAATCATATTCATCAAGATAGAAATCTTCCCCTGATCCAACTACCAAAATATTTACATCAATATCACTTGCATTTGTTAATGTAAGTTCTGCATCAGCAAGAACAAGATTTGTATTGACAGATTGCATTAAAATATTTTGTGCTACAAAGTCACCATAAACACCTTCAAATTCACCATCTTTTCTAAATCTTGCAACAAATCCATTTCCATTATTTCTGTCAATATTTTCAGTATAACCAGTGATGAAGATATAATCACCCTCTACAGTTAGAGAACGATGTCCCCAGTGATAGAAAGACTCTTCATAATACTTGGTTCCAAATGATTTTGCATATTTTAATTCACCATCAGAACTATACTTAGCAATAATTAAATCGTCATATTGAGGAGCAATTGTTTGCTCATATTCTGCATAATCAACCTCAATATATCCAGAAAGATAAAGATTTTCTTCAGCATCTAATGAAACTGCTGCACCATATGAATAATCAGTATCAGTCAAAGATTTCTGCCAAACAATTGCTCCAGCAGAATTGAGTTTAGCAACATAAATTGATGAACTTGCCATTACCTCTGTAGGAACTGCACTTCCAGTAACATAAACATTGCCAGAAGTTCCTACTGCAACACCATATCCATATTCCCAATCACTAGACTCAGGGAATCCAAGAGTTTTCTGCCATACAAATGTTGGAGCAGTGTCATCATCACCAATTACAATAGACAATTTAGCAACAAAAATATCAGCACCACCTTCTCCAGAATTTGTAGTTTGTCCTACAACATAGAGATGACTACCATCTATTGCAAGTGCTTCTCCTTTTTTGAATCCAGATCCTTCAATAATTTGCTTCCAGAGACAACCACCATCTGGATCAAACTTAGCAATAAATCCTTCTCTATATCCAACACCTTGAGATCTGGTGCTTCCGCAGACATAAACATAACCTTGGGCATCAACAATTACATCTGTTGCTTCTTCTGAATTTGAACCATCAATTTCACGAGCCCACTCAAGATTTATACCTTCTCCAATTGTTAATTTAGCAAGAATAATTTCATCAGTACTATCATCAGTACTAATAACTACATAGGCACTATCACCATTTTCTGGATCTTTATGAATGGCAATTGCTTCACCATATTGACGATCTGCATTAGCACCATCATAAACAAATCTCCAGTTTGCCTCCCCAGTTCCTGGGGCATTCATTACCCCATTAGTATCAAATACTGATATAGTTGCTTTAAGTCCAACACCATCATATCCACCAACAACCCATAATAAACCATTACTATCTACTGCTGATCCAGAACCATAGTATCCTTTCCAGTCTGATGTAAGATTACCAAAAATAGTAAGCCACTGTGAAGTATCTTTGTTTGATTCAAATGCTTCAAGATTACGAGTTTTAATTCCAATACCACCAGGAGTTTCTCCATCTGACATGGAAAGATTGGCATTTTCTGGATCCCAGAAAAGTTCTCCCCTGTCTCCTACAAATTGGGTGGCATCAGATGCACCCAACTTCTCAGCAAATGCTCTGTAAGTTGTGTTTGACGCTGACATATATTTAAAAAATTTTTGACTATTATTATTTATGTTTTAGTTCTTTAATTAAAATTACAATAAATAATAAGTCAATGTAGTACCACAATGGCAAAGTCAGCAAACAAAGGAAATAAAGGATCTGCTGGCGGAAAGCAACCTAAACAAAATCAAGGTAATGCTACTGCGAAAAAAGCAAAAAATGGTGGTAAGAAAAAGTAATCCATCATGGCACGCGAATGGAACACTCCCAAGCGTGAATGTTGGAATACTCCCATTCATAATATCCTAAAGGCAATAGATAATCATACCAGACTTCATTTGGAAACTGGTGATTTGTGGCACGAAGAACAAGCAGAGATATTAAGAAAGTATGTCAAAGATTTAAAAGTTTGGATACACAAACAAGAAGGAAAATAATTATTTCTTATTTGCCCATTCACAAGGTTTTGACATATAAATCACAGCGTGTTTGGTGGTAACTGCTTTTTGATTCACTTCAGTACCATCAGCAAGAAATAGTCTTGCTACTGTTCTGCCATAAAGATCTTTGGTAATTCTTTGAATCTTTACATCAGTATTCAGAATTAATTTAGATAACCATTTTTGTGATGCTGGACCTCCAACAGGATCCTTTTTACCATGCTTGTTATTAGTTATTTCTGGAGCATCGATACAAGCAAGACGAATCTTTTCTCCTGATGCTGTGGTTACAGTATCTCCATCATGAACTTTAGTAATTACTTCAGCATGAACAGGAAGAGAAAATAAAAGTATAAGTAATATTATTTTCATTTGAAAATTCTACCCCATCCAGTCTTATCTTTACCATGATCTAACCATCTGTGAGTTAGATCAGACTTCTTATACACAGCACCCTTACCATTAGTAACAGCACCAGTGTATCCATCATTTAAACTTCCATAAGGGTCATTCACCACATAATCACTACCTTTCTTACCAATCACTACAACCATGTGCCCGCCAGTAGGTGCAGAAAGAGAACCCCTGTGCAGAATGCCAATAACAACAGGCTTTCCAGCAGATAAACTCTTATCAAGATCAGAAAAAGAAAGATTGTAACTAAAGTATGACTTAACACCATAACCCTCAAGAACACGGGTTTGTACTGCATGATCTGTAGAGTCACCAATTGCAAATACTTTTTGAATGTAAGCATCGTCACCCTTTGCTCCTTTTAGAGTGCCTGGTTTAAGATATTCAAGGCACATAGCACAAGAAGAGCTGTTGCAAGTGCGATTAGCATCTCTGTAGTTATCTGTTTGTGGGTAATATGGAACTGATAATACTCCTACTTGTGCAGGAACTGGTGCCTTTTCCCTGTAAATTCTTACCCAGTTAGATTCATCTTGAATCAAATCTGGTTGCTTTTGTTCCAAATCCTTTTCAAATTGCTCTACTGCTGCAACGTGCTTTGGATTCTTTTCATCATAATGTAGAAAAAAGTTATGAAGATCTACTTTCATTTTATTATATGTTTAACAACTATCCTATTTAGATTTAGATGTTTTTATTATAATTACTACCATCATAGAAATAAAATACACTAAAAAGAAATAGTATACCATTAAAATAAAAAATCCCTGCCCTATATTTAGAGCAAGGATAAGTATGAATACCTATTTATGTTGGGATTTTAAAACACTCCAGGAATAATTTGCCCAGTCAGTGCATAAGCACCAATAGCAGCAATAAATCCAATCATTGCAAATCTTCCATTTAATTTTTCTGCACGTTCATTGTGAGTTTCAAATACATGCTTTTCCATATCTTCCTCCGTAATATACATTGTGGGTTCTTTTGCGAACATGTTTTGTTGTCCATGTTCATTAATTGTTACAGTCATTTAAGTTTTATAAACTTTTACAACAATATTATATATGAAAAAAGGGGGTTTGTCAACCCCCAAATTATTATCAGAACTTGAAGGTTGTCTGAATTACACCACCAAGTCCATTGAATCCATAAACACCTTCACTGGAACTATTGCCAGTCTGTGAACTATAACCAGAAGCATAGAACAGAGCAGGAGTAACAGAGATGTTATCAGATACTTGATACTTGTAGAACCACTCAACCAACCAAGGACTGCTACCAGTAGCACCAGCAGAGTTTGCAGGTTGACCAAAAGCAATACCAGCAGCATTACCCTTCACAAAAGCATCATCCCACTGAAGACCAATCATCCAAGACCTGGAAGATTGTGCAGTATTCTTAAAGGAAGATGTTGTAGCAACATTATAACCACTTACGAAGTTATAACCATAACCAGCACTGATTGAAGGAACAATACCAGTTTTCTTGGGTTGCCAGTAAGCATTCAATGCAACACTATTGCCTTCTTGGTTATTACCAAGTGTAGCACCAGCAGCACCATTTGCAGAACGAACACCAGACTGAGTGCTACCATAACGATAACCAGCAGCAACACCCCATTGAGGAGCCTTATAACCAACCTGAGTCATCAAGTTGATACCTGATTCAGAATTGAAAACACCATAGTTACTATCAGCACCTGATGCACCATTCTTACAACCAGCAGTACAAGTGGTATTGGCACTATTCACACCAGAACCATTAACAACATAGTTAACGTTAGCAACAAATCCAGGTTTGCCTTTTGCTACAGGTTGCTTCCACTGAACACCAAAACCTTCACCAGTTGCCTTGTTATAAACACCACCAGTGCCAGCAACAGCAAATGTATCAAGAATGTTTGACTTATAGGCAGTAGGAATCCATGCCATCTCAGTGTTACGAACCAGAGCACCTACAGTAAACTTGAATTGATTTTGCTTACCTGCAGGGAACTGGTAGTAAAGACGGTCAATGTAGACTTGATTGTTCCAGTCTTCTGCTTTATCCAGTTTAAAGATATTGCTGGTTGAAGTACCAAAAGGATACTTGGAGAAGTTACCAGTACGCAAACGAGTACGCAACAAATCTTGACCGTTATATGATGTATCCAGGTTGATACGAAGGTCATAGTTAAAGGTTGTGTTCCCACCACCTTGTTGCTTTGAACCATTCAGACCATTCTTAGGACCGAATCCAGGAACACCTCCCAGAATCATACTTGCCTCA